ATAGCGCTAGGAAGCGTCGCAAACCAACCGGCAGATAATTTCGCATCAAAATCTTCTTGCCCTTTAACCTCTGTGTAATCGTAAGTGCCGCCATCATGCGCGCAACTACAGATCAAGGCATTGAGTTGGTGATGCAAAAGCAGTACGACATTACTAACAAGGTGACTAGATACCGGATGGATACACTATTCGGGGTTGTCTGCAAGCAGCCTGAAATGGCCGGGCTGATAATGTTCAACCAGACCTAACGGCAAATTCCAAAGGGGCTTCGGCCCCTTTGTTTGCTTTTTTGTTTACAATATTAAAATGACTAATAAATTGCAAAACATTGAATTCCCTACGCTGGTGTATCGAGGTAAAGGGCCACACTTTCGTGCTGGCGGCACTTACGATTACACAGAGGTTAAAGGGCAAGAAGATTTTGATGCGAAATTATCTGCCGGTTGGTTTGCGACGCTTCCTAGCGCTATTGAAGCAAATGACAATCCACAGATAGTTGACGATTCGCCACCAACGCGGGAAGAGCTAGAGACGAAAGCCAAGGAGCTTGGTATAAAATTCTACAAGAAGACGACAAACGACGATCTTAATAGCCTGATAATCTCTGCGATCAAAAAGGAATAATTATGGGCTGGACGAAGCGCCAATTTATAACGCAAGCATTTGGGGAGATCGGACTTGCCAGCTATGCGTATGATCTGGCTCCAGAGCAATTGCAGGACGCTTTGCGTAAGTTGGACGCTATGATCGCGTCATGGAATGCGCTTGGCGTTAGACTTGGTTATCCGCTTCCTTCTAGTCCTCAATACAGTAACATCGATGCCGAGACCGAAGTGCCAGACTCATCGAATGAGGCGATCTATCTTAATTTGGCGATCCGCATTGCTCCCGGTTTTGGAAAATTAGTCTCTCCAGATACAAAATCATCAGCAAGAGCGGCATACGGGACTTTACTATCTATTGCGGCAATGCCGATAGAGCAGCAGTTGCCAAGATCAATGCCTGCTGGCGCTGGCAATAAGCCGTGGAGAGTCTATGACGATCCATTTTTGCGCGGGCCGGTAGAGCCGGTTCTGTCGGGGCAAGACGGCCCTATCGAATTTAACTAAGGACAATCATGCCAACAATAAACCAGCTTTCGGGCTTAGACCAAGTGTCCACAGGCGACTTGCTCCCGATATATGTTCCAACTAACGGCGATGCGCGCAAAGTGTCTGTTGGTAAATTGCTCGAATTATTCCAACGCCAATTTGCGTCGCCAACTCTAAGCGTGCAATTTTCCACACCCGGCACCGGGTTTAATGTGGGCATTCAAACACCCGTTAGCCAACAACTGTGGTTACTTATACAACCTGCAAGTACGCTGGCTTCTGGGACGGTAACGCTACCGCTAAACACTCAAACACCTGACGGAACAGAGTTGCTGGTTACAACCACGCAGCAGATCACAACTTTTACCGTCGCTGCCAACGGGGCATCTTCTGTTTATGGGGGACCTAGCACTTTGTCGGCCACTGGTTATTTTAGGTTACGCTATTTCTCGGCCACAAATAGTTGGTATCGCATTGCTTAAATCATGCAAATCTCGATATTAAACGGCATTTACGCCAGCGAGGCTCCAGATCTTAGGACAAGCTATCCGGTCAACATGATGGCGGTTCCGAAAAAGTCTGGGGTAAGTTCCGGCTTTTTACGCCCCGGCGATGGCATTGTGGCTGACGGAACAGGGCCGGGTATTGATCGCGGCGGCATCAACTGGAATGGTGTTTGTTATCGAGTCATGGGTACAAAATTGGTTACCGTCGGCGCAGACGGGACAGTGACAATTCTTGGTGATGTTGGTGGCCCAACCACTGATCCAGTGACGCTCGATTATAGTTTTGATGTGCTTGCCATTGCATCGGGCGGGCGATTGTACTATTGGATCCCAGTCAACACCGCTGGCACATTGCCTTGGAACCCAACCGCACCAATTCTTCGGCATGTTACAGATCCAGATCTTGGTGCGGTTGTAGATCTTGTTTGGGTTGATGGATACTTTATGACGACCGATGGAGTCAATTTGGTTGTAACAGATCTTGACAACCCAATGCAGATCAACCCGTTTAAGTACGGCAGTTCTGAAATTGACCCAGATCCAGTCGTAGGATTGCTTAAACTGCGCAATGAGGTGCATGCTCTAAACCGCAACACAATAGAGGTTTTCAATAACATCGGCGGCGATTTTTTCCCATTTGGTAGGATTGACGGAGCTCAGATTCAAAAAGGTGCCATTGGAACATTTGCGTGCTGCGTCTATTTAGACCGAATTGCATTTTTAGGTGGTGGTAGAAACGAAGCGCCCGGTATTTATATTGGTTCGTCGGCACAATCGGCCAAAATCAGCACTCGAGACATCGATGAGTTGCTTTTAACGTACACAGAAGCAGAGCTTGCTACTGTAAAGATGGAGGTTCGCAATGATAAATCCTGCCAGTATCTGTACGTACACTTGCCGGATAGAACCATCGTCTATGATGCTGCATCGTCTGAGGTTCTTGAAGACCAAGTGTGGATCGTTTTAACAAGTTCAGTGGTTGGATTTTCTAAGTACCGTGCCAGAAACTTTGTCTGGGCCTATGATAAGTGGTTGGTTGGAGATCCATTTAGCAACACTGTTGGGCATTTAGTCGAAACAATTGGGCACCATTGGGGCGAAAAAGTTCGGTGGGAATTTGGCACAAGCATTATTTACAACGAGGGAAATGGCGCGGTGTTTCATCGTCTTGAGCTTGTGGGACTTACTGGCAGCGTTGAGATTGGGAAAAATCCAATTATTAGCACAAGTTATAGTGTAGACGGCAGGGGGTGGAGCCAAGAAAGAAACATTACTGTTGGCACAATTGGTGCAACTGCAAAAAGGCTCGTATGGCTACAGCAAGGCATGATGCTAAACTGGCGCATTCAGAGATTTCGGGGTGATAGCGATGCGCATTTGTCATTTGTACGACTAGAGGCTCAGATAGAGCCGTTGGCATTCTGATATGGCCACGGCACCAGTATCTAGGAGGCTAAATTTAACGCGAGATCAGCTCGCCACATTTTTGACCGACCAGCAGCAAATTCGCCAATTTGAATTGTTATTTGCAACACTTGATTCGATTTCGCAGCAAAATGTACCAGCTGGACAGGTATACGCTGGGCCAATTAGTGGGACTTCGGCTCCTCCAGCTTTTAGAGATCTTGCTGCGTCAGATATACCATCGCAGCCTTTGACGAAAACGGATGATGATAATGTCACAATTACACTGGGCGGATCGCCAAGCGAGGCTTTACTGGCCGCGGTATCGCTTACATTAGCATGGGTTGGTCAGTTAGCGGTAAGTCGAGGCGGCACAGGCCAAAGCTCTTTTACTGATGGCCAATTGCTTATAGGGAACAGTACAGGCAATACTTTGACTAAGTCAACACTTACAGCCGGCGCCAACATCACCATTACTAATTCCGGTGGGTCAATCACAATTGCCGTTAGTGGCCTTGGGTCAATGGCGTTTGAAGACACTGGAACATCTGGTTCATTCACAACCACAGATTCAAAAACAGTAACTGTGGTCAATGGAATCATAACGAATATAGTGTAGCAGGTGGTATTTACGCGTTATAATTCAATTAATTGCAGAAACTAACTGCAATTAGCTGAGCAGACCGAGCAGCCAGCGGCTCCAATTATTTTTCGGAGTGTTAAATGACTAGCATTGATTGGCTCCAAGAGAATCTAAAAAAAGTTCTGCTATTGCCTCAGCCTGTAATTGATTGGCTTGTCATGGTTTATGTTGCTATACAGGTTTTTGATGACATTGCAGACGGTCACAAAGTCGAGCGCAAAGATTTGGATAAAACAATCTGGAATACAATGGTTGGCATTTACCAAAACCAGTTTTTTATCACAAATTGCCAATACCTTATCCCATTAGTCTCAGTGGCCATCCTCAAATGGCAGGCTGCTGACCAAGTGGAGCGTGGAGGCAAGGCGGACGCAAGATCATTTGTTTGGCGCGCCGGATACTATGATTTGGTTATGGCCGCAGTATTGCTCACGCACGGGCCAAGTTTTGCCGAGGAAAACGCCCATATTGTAATGGGTTTGTATGGCGAAAAATTCGAAGATTATTTGAAGGAGTTTAGCAAATGCCAGATCCAATAACCGCCCTAGTTGTTGGCGGGTCACAAGTTATAGGCGGAGCAATGCAGGCCAACGCGGCTGGCGATGCCGCTGATTTGCAGGCCGCCGGCGCAGAGCAGGGAATTTCCGAGGTACGACAACAACTAAGTGCGCTGCAAAACTTAATGAGGCCGTATGTTGATGCCGGGATCCCTGCTTTGCAGCAGCAGCAAGCACTTTTGGGCTTGAATGGCCAAGACGCTGAAACGTCGGCCATCAATAGAATTCTTGGCGGCGCTGGGTTTCAAGAGTCAGTTCGTCAAGGAGAAAATGCATTGTTGCAAAACGCCTCGGCAACCGGTGGTCTTAGGGGTGGTAACTTGCAGGCTGCATTAGCTCAATTCAGGCCGCAGATGCTTAGCCAAGCAATCGACCAGCAATATGGCAGACTAGGCGGAATGACCCAGCTTGGGTACCAGTCCGCGGCTGGCGTTGGTTCCGCGGGGTTGGAGGCTGGCGCAGACATTGCCAATTTGTTTGGCAACAGGGGCGCGGCTCTTGCTGGTGGAGAGATCAATCAAGCTAAAGCCTACGGGCAGGCGTTTAATATGCCAGCCCAGTTTCTTGGGATGCAATATGGAGCTAGTGGCAAAGCACCAAACGTACAGGGGTTTGGTAACATTTTTAGCGACAAGCGGCTTAAAACAAACATCAGGAAAATTGGCGTAAGGCCGGACGGCCTCAATGTTTATGAGTTTGACTACGTTTGGGGTGGCGGGCGGCAAACCGGCTTGATGGCTCAAGAAGTTCAATCCATTTATCCTGACGCGGTTTCAGAACGCGCGGGCTATCTAACAGTTGACTACAGCAAGGTCTAAATATGGCGATCAATCCATTGCAAAGCCCGATCAACTACGCGGTCGATGTTCAAAGTCCATTTGAGGCTGCACTTGGCGGCTTTAAAGTTGGTTCTGCCATTAATGAAATGCAAGCCCAAGCTCAAGCCAGAGCTCAAGCACTCGAACAAAAACAAAAATTTCAATCTGGGTTGAGTAACTTTTTCAACAACCCAAATAGAAAGTATGAAGATTTAGAGCAGATCCTGCCCTACGCCGATAAGCAGCAATTTGAGGCACTGACAAAAGTCGGTGAAAACATGGAGTCTAGGAAGTTAGATTCTGGAAAACGCTTTTCGGCCCAAGTTTTGCTGGCTTTGGAGTCTGACCCAACGGTTGCTAAGACTATGCTTAAAGAGAGGTTTGATGCGGAGCCAGACCTAAACCAAAAACGTGCGTTTGAGACCATCCTCAAGACCGTTGATATAGACCCGAAAAAAGCAGCGGAGATGTTGGAATTCATCAGCGGAGTGGTTTTTGGAAAAGACTGGTACAAGGGTATTACAGACGTTAGAGCCGAGCGTCGCGCATCGGACGAAGCCCCTGCGCTTCTTAGAGAAAAGATTGCGAAAGCGGGGCAGGCTGAAAGCGCTGCCGCGAAGGCCGCAGCCGAAGCTAAATTTGCCGATTCTAGCGCTGCACTCGACTTGCAGAAAAAAGGTTGGGACATCACCAAAATACAGGAAGACATAAAAGTTGCAAAGCAGAACGCTAATATAGCGGCGCTAAATTCTCAAATTGCAAGAGAGGGAAACCAGCTCAAACGGGAAGAGCAGCAACTTAAACTACAGGAGTTCATAAAGAAACGTGATGACGATGTGCGTGGCAAAGCCGCAGATCTAGAATCGGCAAGGTTTAGCATGGATAATATGCTTAATACCGCCGATAGGATTTTGAAAACACCTATTGGAATTGTAGGTTCTGCGGCTGGCCCAATATCATCTCGCATTCCAACAACTAGCCAGAACACAGCTGATTTTGAGGCCTTGGTAGATACACTTGCCTCACAGGCCTTCATGGCTCAGATACCTAACCTAAAGGGCATGGGAGCTTTGTCAAATGCCGAAGGTGAAAAACTCCAGCAGGCTTTACAGAGTTTTAGTTTGCGTCAGTCTCCAGAACGTCTACTTGAAAATGTCCGCGAGTCTCAGCGCTTGATTATGAAGGCGCGTAAAAACCTAACTGCGCGATCGGGGTTACCAGAGAGTGTGCCAGATACTCCAGCAGGAGGTAATACTGTCAATGTTGGTGGGCAAACTTACAATCGGCCAGTCAATTTTACCGATGCCCAGTGGGCTGCATATAAACAATCGGTAGGTGCAAAATGAGCCCAGAGGAATGGTTAGCATCCCAGACCAAGCAAGCAGCGCCAGTGGCCGGATCTGCGCCCATGTCGCCAGAGCAATGGGCGGCAACACAACCAAAGCCAATGGGATTTTTAGAAGGAATTGCCGAGTCGGTAACTGGTCGTGCTCGTGCAACGCCGGATACTCAAGCATTGCCAGAGTGGACAAACATGCCAGAACTCAATCAAATGAGTGTGGCATCGTTTAAGACGGCGCTTGGTACGCTCATGAGCAACCCAAAAGAAACCGTACAGATTTTGCAGTCCAATTTTCCGGGTGTGCAAGTTCGTCAAGATGCCAAGGGCAATTACTTGTTGCGGTCGTCAGTTGACCAAAAAGAGTACGCCATCCCGCCGGGGTTCACGATGGGGGACATCCCAAGGGCGGCCGGGGCAATTGCGGCCTTTACGCCAGCAGGACGAGCTGCGACTATTCCGGGGGCCGTGTTGGCAAGTGGAGCTACTCAATCGGCTATTGAGGCAAGCCAATCAGCAACCGGCGGCAATTTTAATGCTGGTGAGGTGGCGATGGCCTCTGGAACCGGCCCAATAGGACAGATTTTGCAGCGAGTAGCTCCTCCTATTGTTCAGGCAGTCAAAAAAGGTGTGCAGCGTTTTACGCGAAAATCACCAGAAACGGCCCCGCAAATGGCCCCAGTAGGGGGCGCAATAATGCCAGAACAGCAAACATCAGCAGCCCAAGAAGTAGTTGAAGAGGTCGCTCAATCAGCCGCTCCAGTTGTCACGGCAACTGCCGATGAAGACATTGGAAAATTAGTAAAACAAGCGTCTGGCACGGGATTTGGTTCTGCCGTCGCACGGGAAAAGTTGGCTGATCTTGCCCAAATCAATGTGTCTGCTAAAGATGCTGCTAGTAGGCTTGGATTGCAATTGCCTGCTGACGTTTTTAGCGACAATCCTCAAGTACGTGCGGCAGCTGGATTAACTAGATCAATTGCAGGCAGCGAGGCCGAGGCCGGTTGGCGCAACACTGTAGCCAAAGCGGTAGACGACGCGGATGAAGTGATAAAGCAATTTGACGCGACTTTTGTTGATGGAACAATTGCGCCCGGTGTCGTTTCGCAGAAGATAAAGGACTCACTTACAACAACTCGCGCTGACTTGAACGCAAGAGCCAAAGATGTTTATGACGCAGTCGATGAGGTAGTGCCAAAAACATCGATAGTAGACCTACCAAAACTCAAAGAGACTCTTGACGCGGTTAAGGCCGAGGTGACAGAGGACGGAATGTCCGCTGCTGAGCGTAAGTTGGCAAACATGATTGATCGAGGGGGTGTTACATACGGGCTACTTAAGCGTGAAAAATCCCTGATTGGAAATGCGCTAAAAAAAGTGGAATCGCCGTATAGCAGCATGGCAGAAGGAGACCTGAAACGTCTTTATGCGGCGCTTGCTGACGATCAACTGGCTAACGTTGGAAGGATTGGCGGAGAGGAGTTGCGTCAACAGCTTCGCGGGGCAAACTTGTTGTACGCCAAAGAGCGGGCGCTGGGGCAGCGTATTGTTAATGTGTTTGGCCAAGATATTGAGGGAGGTCTAGCCAATAAGATGCGCACGGCCATCACGGGCGCGGCCAAGGGGGACGCAGGAGAGTTTAATCGACTATTGAAGGCGGTTCCTGAAGATCTACGAAAAGAGACGGTTGCCACGGCATTGGCCTCTGTAACGCGATCAACAAGAGGGGCTGAAAAAGGTGGGTTTGGGTTTTCTGAGTTTGCGGATATTTATCCAAAATTAAGAGCTAATCCCCCAGTATACAAAACTATTGTGGAAACTTTTGGTAGAGATTCGGCCGAAGTTTTGCGCGATCTATATGAGATATCTAAGCGTATCACGACTGCCAGAGCCAACGTCCTAACTACCGGTAAAGCAAATCAGGCTTTATTACAGGGCATGCAGGCAGAAAGTCTCATTGGCAAGATGATGGAGAGCACGATGATAAAAGCCGCGCTAACTGGGGCCGCGGCCTTTGGCGGCCCTATAGCGGCTGCGGCCACATCCGCCATTACAGGCGCCATGACACAAGGAAACAAAGACGCACTAAGGGCCGCTGGAAAAGTCTTTGCAGACGATAAATTCCAGAAGCTTGCCATCGAAGTGGCAACTACTGGAAAAGTAAGCGAAGATAGTATTCGTCGTGCAGCTATGTCACAATCCTTCCAGAAATTCGCAAGCGCAGCCAAATTGCCTAAAGCGTTGGATGCAAGGATTCAGTGGTTGCAAACAGCGGCTCAAATAGATCGACAATTTGGCCAAGAAACACTAGACGATTAAGAGATACAAGAAAATGACCAACCCAACGCAAGTATTACAGCCATTCCAATTCTTCGCTGATTCAGCTGGAGATCCAGTAGACGCTGGCTACATTTACATCGGGTTGCCAAACCTAGATCCAAGAACAAACCCGACTGCCGTCTACTGGGACTACGACCTAACTATTCCGGCACCACAACCAATTAGAACCTCCGGCGGCCACCCAGTGTGGAATGGTGCGGCAAGACGGTTTTTTGTTGATGGGGACTACTCAATTGTTGTTCTTGATCGAAACGGATCTCTTTTATATAGTTTGCCGACGGCTAATGTGCAACCATTGCCAGAACCAATTCCAGTAGATGATTTTGCTACAAAGGTTGGGGTGCAAAATCAACTCTACACAGCTTTTGAGACAACTGGAACAGCGCCGGATTTTTTGCTTGCCACTATTCCATCATTTGCGGAATACGCATCCAATCAGCGATTCCGCGTTAAATTTACTGGCGAATCTACTACACCAACGATTTCAGTTAATGGTGTCGGTGCTAAGTCGATCAAACAATACAACAGCGCCGGGACAAAAATCGCCGCCACAATTAAAACAGGGCAGCTTGCAGATTTGGAATATGATGGCGTTGATTTTGTGGTGTTAAATCCGCTGCCTCCATCTTTGCCAACACCAACTTCGGTGCAACTGAAGGTAGTTAAATTTTCGTCAAGCGGAACATTTGTCGCACCACAAAATGTCACAAAAGCAATTGTGACACTCTGCGGCGGCGGTGGTGGCGGCGGTGGAAGAACGATAGTGGACGATGATCCAGATTATGCAAGACCTGGCTATGGTGGCTACCCTGGCGAAGTTGTATACAGAGAAAATGTCTCGTTGACTCCATTGTCATCATACCCCATTGTTATTGGTGCTGGCGGTGCTGGCGGTGCTGGCGGTTACGCATCAACTCCAAACGGGGTAAATGGCGGAGACGGTGGTGGTAGTTCGTTTGGTTCCATTTTGTCGGCTGCCGGTGGCCTTGGAGGAAGGGCCGGTATCCCTGCCGAGGTTGACTCCGGCTTTGGAAACCCGGGAGGAGCCAATGGTATTAGCTCTATAATTGGACTCGGCGGAATGGTACCAAGAACCGCAACCATTAATAGCGGGCCAATAAATGGTGCTGGGCCGGGAGGCGGTGGGTCTGGTGATTACAAGCTGGATATCGGCACTTTTGAGTCACCGTCTTCCGGAGGCGTGGGCGCGGCTGGAATTTGCATCATTGAATATATCGAGGCATAAAATGACAGCACTATCAATACAACCAACATACCCAATTTTTACGGATGTTGACGGTTCGCCACTGCAAGATGGATTTGTGTACATCGGCGCAGCAGGCGAAGATCCAGAGTCGAATCCAATTCGCGCTTACACTGACCCAGAACTAACCGTAGAAGTGGAACAGCCAATCAGAACGCGAAACGGTTATCCGTCAATAGCCGGTCAGACAGTGCGGCTCTACGTTAACTCTGATTACTCAATAGTTGCAAAAAACCGGAACTTTTTCAATGTTTACGAATCCGCCACTGCAACAGAGCGATACAGCCAAGACGTAATTACCGGCGGCTCTGGAAGCATTTCTAAAATAGGCTACAAGTTTGACCCTTTGCTCGGTGGTTATCCAGAAGCTGCCATTGTACTTAGGGGTGATGAAACGGGGTATTGGCAAAACACAGTAAACGGCAACAATACCAACCCTGATGCAAGTGGTGCAGGATGGCAGGCTTTCCCGCCACAATCCGATTTGTCCGGCGTAAGCGCTCAAGGAGGGTGGATGGCGACGGGTGTGGTAATGCAAGATGCAAGATCCTTGTGTGTTGCGTCTAACGGAGACATTTACGGAATTGGCAGAAATGGCGCGAGTGCCGTTATCTATAAAGTTGATTTGTCAGGCAATGTGACGACAACATCTATATCAACAGGTTTTAACCACTCCATGGCGTTTGCAATTAAAGAAATGTCGGATGGAAACATCTACTTTGGTATTAACCTTGGGACAGAATACTTGAAAATTGGGAAGATAAATGTTTCCACGTTTTCTGCGTCAATTGTATTTACAGCCGGAGAAGTTACTTTTGGTTATCCATCGTTGGCCGATGGTGGAAACGGTAACTTGTACTTTATTTGCGGCGGCGATGTTGGCTCAATCAAACAACTTAGAAAGTACAATTTTTTAACCGGCGTTACCACTGTCGCCCATACATTGCCAGAAAGTGCAGGCATAAACGGCGCGGTTTCCGTTACCAGAAAACTATCTAAAATTTATGTTGGGTACTCGACCTACACTGGATTGTCTACAAATTTAAGCGGTCTAGAAATAATAGAATCGCTGAATACGGCAGATTCATTTTCCTCCATTTACACATCTGTGCTGGATGGCGACATAGTTAGCACGGTATCAATTGCCAGCAACGATGACAATGTACTGCACGTGCAATTCACAAAAGCTGGCTATATCAGCGTAGCCAAAGTAGTGAATGGAGCCTTGAATATTTTGCACAGAATAAAATCTCCTGCTGGTATTTATGTGCTTGAAGGTTCAAGTTTAGAATTTTTAAATGGCAACTTTTATTTTTCGAGTTACGTAAATGACTGGGCAAGTATTAATATCTACAGAATGGACGCATCTGAAAATGTTTATCGTCACTCATCTAGCGCAACACTGCCAACATTTGGAAATGACGCGTACACAATAATGCAGGACGGGGGCGTGGCACGCTTGTACACTCCAGCATCGGGCGCGCCAAATGAGCTAGCATTATCAATATAAAAAGCAAAATGTTAAAAAGTTTTCAAAGAGTTAGCGCGGAGAAAATTGATAAATCTTACTGCGCGGCAAGAAGTTATCAAACACAAACCGCGGCAAATGTTATTGAATCGTATAAATTGACTTTTAACAGTGTAATATTTTATAATCGCGCATCTATTGCAGATTCAATTTTTACAATAGATAATGACGGCGATTATATGATAAATCTATCATTACAACTTGCCAAAACAAGTGAGGGCGCTGCATCATTCTTCAACTATTTGCGCGTTAGTGGCAATGATGTCACATCATCTTACAGGTTGACAAAAATTAACGGCGTTGATGATGACAAGATATTTGCAAACTCAATACCGATATCGTTATCAAAAGGAGATTCTGTGGAAGCATTTTTTTCAGTTTCGGATATTTCTGTACAAGTAAAAAGTAACTTCGGCCTAACTTCCGCAGTCATGTCAATTCAGCAACTCTAAAGGTGTGACAATGTTAAAATCAGTGAGTAATATACAAAAAAGCGGCGTAAAAGAAAAAAAATTAGAAGCAGATATTGTAGATAATGTTTTTAATAATTTCGAAACATTAAATTACGCAAAGTTAACTCCGGAACAAAAATTAGATATAGACGACCAAGCTGTTCAAATATTACAAGCCAAACAACCGGTAGGTACGCCTTATAATATTCAACCAGCAGATATTGAGTTAAAAGCGCAAGAAATATTAACTAAAGCATCGGACAAAAAGAATAAAATTATAGGCGAATCCTATATAGATAGATTATTAGATGGAGTTGCTAAAGGAGCCGATTATGTTGGTGAATCTTTTGCTTCAATACCAGAGACCGTCTATAGAGTATTCGCTGCCCCGCAAAATATATACGCAGCAATTGCTGGTGATAAAAATTTAGAAGTTACGCCGGAAAAGTTTAAAAAGTCAATGGGAGTAACTAATCCTATAATGGATTATTTTATTGATGAACAAAAGAGAATAGGTAAAAAAAATAACATTTATGACAATGCTAACTACGATTCCCAAAGCATCACAGAAAATATCTCAAATGGCAATTATTCTGATGCGTTTCGCTTACTAGGTAGTGGTTTAGCAGAAAGTGCCCCTGTAAGTATAGGTATAATGGCTAGTGGAGCTAATATGAGCATTGCTAAATTAGCAGCTGCATCAACCGCAGCTATGGCTGGGCCAGAAATAAGAGCACAAATAGAAGAAAAACCAGGCCAATCGGAAATTGAAAATGTTATTACAGGTTTTGGAATGGCAGGTGCAGAAAGTGTTTTTTCCGCAATAGGTGAAGGAAGTATTGGTAAAGTATATAAAGATATAATTCTTAAAGAGGGAGTTGAAACTGGGGCAAAAATATTTAAAGATGGACTTATAACCACTTACCAAACAGCTCTGAAAAAATATGGAGTTCCAGTCGCTATGGTAGGTGAAGGATTAGAGGAAGTTGCGACTAAAGTTACGCAAAATTTAATATCTAAAAAACCAGCGTTTGAAGGTACAATGGATTCATTTGTAGCAGGAGTTGGTGGCGGTACTGTTTACGGTTCACCAATAGCTTTACAAAAAAGTATAGAAGGATTTAAAAC